GTGGACTCCTTTCGGTGAATTTTTGTTTCGCGACTTTATTCTACCAGAAATCCACTATGGATTTTACTCTATTCAGCTGTTCAAGTTCATTTTACAATCTACCATTCTTTTATAAAGACAAATGTGGGAAATTTTAAAGATTTCCACATGATACGTTATGTTGATGATCTGTATATTCTTTTTTCAACAGATACAGATTTTGAAGATCTTAAACGCACATATAACACGATAAAAAATGCATATTCATCAATATTAAAAGATCATGGGCTGTCTCTGAATGTGGGAAAATGTGCTCTTAAAAGATGTGGCGAAATAAATGAAAGCTTGAAAAGGTCTTTGTATGATGAATACATTAATGGAATAGAACATTCTCTTGGAGAACTCTTTAATGACAGAATATGTGAATTTCTGAAAGATGTATATAAATGCGTTCAAAATCATGGAATCACATATGAACAATATCTCAATCTTATTGAAGAGCATTTTCATTCAGATGATATCGAGCTTACTGCGATGTCAGTTTATAATTACTTCGTTTATGAAAACCAAACGGAACTGAAAAAGCCTGATACTACTACAGAATTACTCAGAATCATTGAACAGGATATTTCTTTTTTATCAATTGATCCCAAGAGGTTGTCTGTAATGGTGATGCAGTCTGGAAGTGATAGTGCGATCAAAGCTATGCTAAATCAGCTGTTTATAAGATATAGAGCGGGCATATGGAATTCATATGATACAACTATAGCCATTGCATATTTGATTCAGAGTAAGTTTCAGCATATAGATTTGCTAAAAATTCTTAGGGAGAAAAGCCCTGATTTATATTCATATTATGAATACTCATGTAAAAGAAGCTTTCTTAGTCAGCTACGACCATTAAAGTGGAATCGTTATCTATATGCGATCGGAAAAGATAGAAAGGCGTTGTTTCTTTACTTTATGCATATATGCGAAGAGAACCGTTCAAATTACCTTGGGGCATATGCGTATTATAAGAATTTCTTCGACAGGATTTCTGCGGATATGGCGTTTCGATCTGGAGTAGATCCGACGTGTAAAAAGCCAAATTACAAGGCCTATTACAAAGAGCCTGCGTTTAAGAAGCTATATGATGGCATTTATAATTGTGATTCCACCATTAAAAATGCACATCAGTTTAGAAATCAGAATCCATTATGTCATTCTTCAGCGGATCTTATAGACAGCAATAATTCCAGTAAGGATTTGGAAAAATCGCAAGAAGACTTAGATCGTCTGATTGATGCTTATGCTGCTCAACACTATAGCCAATGGGCTGCGCAAAAAAGATAATATAAGAAGTGGCTCCTGCAGAATGATTCAGGAGCCACTCTTTTCAGCTTTTCATATAAAACTGGCACTCATACCCGTCCGCATTCAGCTTGAGTCCCGGTACCCACGGCGGCGTCCGGCCCATCTGCTCACAGACAGCATCAAGTGATACGCACGGATCGCACTCGATAATCAGCTCATCGTGGACGTGTCCGACGATGGCGCAGCAGCGGAGTGTCTTCATGGCGTAGGCGAGAATGTCTCGGCTGATCGCCTGCACGATATTTTCCACGAATTTCGGACCGTAGCTCTCGATTCGTTCCCATTTCTTCGTGGAGCTGATTCCCATGTAAGTGACAGATTCCGAACCGAATCGGTTCAGCCCCATCCTCGGTTTTACGTAGGAAAGTCGTCTGCCGGATGGAAGTGTGATAAATATCATGCCGGACTTATAGCTGAAGACAATACCATGCGTCTCTGTGCGAAGATGCTTCTGAACGGTATCGGTAACGCAGCGGTCGACGTCCCACCAGAACTGCACGATGTTCGGATTGGCAGCGCGCCATGAGGATACAAGCGGATAAAGCTCGTCTTCAGTAAGTCCCATGTCGAGTGCGCCCATCGCCTTCAACGCTCCGACTGAGCCGCCGTAACCGAGAGCCAATTCCGCAATTTTGCCTTTCTGCCGCAGGTGTGCGTTCTGCCCATGCTTTTCAACCGGAACACCGAACATTGCACTGGCTGATGCGCAGTAAATATCGCCGTTGTTGTTAAAGACGTCGATACGCCACTTCTCATTTGCGAGATAGGACAGCACCCTCGCCTCGATGGCGGAGAAATCACTGACGACGAACTTGTATCCCGGCTTAGGAATGAAGGCGGTGCGGATGAGCTGGGATAGCGTATCCGGCACATCGCCATACAGCATCGACACCATTTCGTAGTCGCCTGTCTTCACAAGTTTTCTCGCTTGTTCCAGATCCGGGATGTGATTCTGCGGCAAATTCTGCAATTGAATAATACGTCCAGCCCAGCGCCCGCTGCGGTTCGCTCCGTAAAATTGAAACATCCCGTGCGCCCGGCCATCCTTGCAGACCGCCGTTTTCATCGCCTGGTATTTCTTGACCGAGGATTTTGCGAGCTGTTGGCGTAGCGTGAGAATATTAGCGAGTTCTGGCGGAGCAGTCTTGATGGCAGCGGCGACTTCCTTTTTGCCGAGACTCTCCATCTCCATACCGTTGTCAGCGAGCCACTGCTTCATCTGCTGCACGCTGCCCGGATTATCCAGATGCGTCAGCTCCTTCATTTTATCCGACAGCTCCTGCTTGGAGCGGTCGTCCATTGCAATTGCGCTGTCCACAAGCTCCATATCAATCAGAATGCCTCTGTCGTTGATCTCCTGATCAATGTGATATTCATCCCATACAAAGTCCGGTACAGGGAATCCTTGCAGCCGGGCTTTTATCTTTATTTCCACCTCAACATCACGCTTGTTGTACGCTTTGAAAACCGACCATTTTCCCGGATCATCTGCCGGGAGATTCCTTGTGCGTCCGCCGTTTGATTTCGTGGGAGCGCATGGGACACAGAAGTACCGTATCAGAGCTTTGCCTTCTGACATTTTTCTCTGCTCCAGTTTCAGGACACTGCCGACTTTATCAAGCGATAATGGCAGCCCGAGATATGCTCCCCAAATCATGGAACAGCGCCAGCTTTCCGGGTTCAGATATTTTGCACACTCAGTCGACAGCGGGTGATTGTCGTGGAACGGATCAAGACTGATGCCGCGGTCGCGCAGGTACCGGGAAAGGCAGATTCTCTCGAACTGGCTGTTATGCGCCCATTTGATTACATCGTCATCGGTCAGGGCATCTATTATTTCATCCGGGATGGATTCTCCCGAGGCCAGATCAATTACTTGGACTTCGCCGCCGTCAGCAGAATATCCGAACAGCAGAATCTCAAAGTCATCGGCTTCGGAATATTTATAAACGCCGCATTTTGACAGGTCGTTGCTGCTGTACGTCTCCAAATCTATATCTAACTCATGCATTCAAATTCCTCCTGAATTGGCAAAGGCGGCAGAGAGAACCCTGCCGCCCGCCGTTTCGATTGTTTTATTCAGTTTTTCAAACGCGCTTTCTGTTCTTCCAGATCGAGCTGTTCCTTTTCCTTCTTGAGCTCATATTCTTCCTTGTCCTGATTCTTTGCCTGAAGCATGAAGCGGATGCCCTGAACCACTCCGACGATAAATGCCAGGATAAGGACGCAGCATAAGCTGTTGGCGATCAAAGCTACTACATTGTTTGCAAGTTCCATGATGTATACCTCTTTTCTTAAATTGCCGTGGACAGCGGCGGGACAGCCGCCGCCCACTATGGTTTTCAGTTATTTGCAATCAGTTCAGAAAATCGTCGTCATCATCGTCAATGTCGAAGTCGTCCTCGGCGCGGCTTCTGCTTCCGAGCGGTTCGCCATCGCGGATCTTCTGCAGATTGTTCAGGCCGCAGGCGATACCCTTGTTGCCGTTCGTGTTGAAAGCGTACAGATTGATGGACGTTCTGCCGTAAACGCCGGAGTAGACTTCGCTGCGTTCCAGAATCGGATTGCGGTCGGCATCCACGATGCCGGGAGCCGTGGTGCTGTTGGCGTTGATGAAGTAGCTGTTTGCGTAGGCCGGATCATCCGGACGCTCAGCGTCACCATCACGGAGAGGCGTCTTGATTGCGGAAAGCGGAGGAACGCTTCTGGAATTGCCCTTGAGCTTCGACTCGCCTTCCTCGTAAGCTGCCTGAATCGCTGCCTTGATCTTGTTCACGGTCACCGTGTCAGACTTCGGGATGATGAGGCTGACGCTGAATTTCGGCGTGCCGCCGTTGATGGATTTCGCGTCCCAGACGTTTGCATAGCTCCATCTGGTCTGCGGGCCGGTGATAACCTTCGTGGGATTGATAAACTTCTTTGACATAATCTTGTCCTCCTTAAACATTTTCAAAATCTGTTTTTGCTGTATTCATCGCCGGACGCTTGTCCGACTTTGGTACGAGTGTCGGTTTTCCCGGTGGCTTGTAAGTCAGGCTACCGAGAGCCTCTTCAAACTGCTTCTTGCCGAGAAGAGATTTCATTGCCGTGATGCCGAGGAGCTTTCGCTCGTAGGGCTCATAGCCCAGCTTCTTTACGGTTTCTGCAACAGCATCTTCATCGGTATATTTCGTGACGGAGCGTCCCGCTACTACTTTGAAATCAGGATATTCCGTCCCGGAGAGAGCCTGCTGCAGGGCGTATTCCTTAATGTCGTTCGCCCAGGATACGAGCTCATCCGCCTTCATAAGAACCATGTCGATCTCATCGTCGGATAAGTCCGGCGGCATCTGGAAGTCGTACTTCGCGAGCTCCAGATTGTACTCGGCGCGTTTCCGGCAGGTCGCTTTCACGGCGCAGAACTGGCAGTGGTCTCCGGCCTTGTATTCTCCCTCACCTTTGTAGGCGAGCCTTGCGGCGGGAGCGAGTACCTCGTCTGCCCATTTGAGAAGATCCGCCTTGGAAATCTCGAAGGTGCTGATGTTGTCGCGCCTTGGCTGGAAGATGGTCATCCGAATATTCTCGATGTCGTAGATTCCATCGAACATTTCCAAAGCTCCCAGTGCGTAACACATCATCTGCGGATTCATTTCGGCGTTCACGAGTATTCCAAGACCATGCTTGTAATCGATGATCTGGAGAAGCTCATCCGCGGCGATCACGCAGTCGCCGGTTCCGAAGCCTTCCGGCACCCAGCGAGAGAAATCCAGTCGCTGTTCTACGAATACTGCCGGATCAGCGCAGTGTTTCTTTGCTTCCTCGACCTGCTCCGTTACATAAGAGCAGTACTGATCGGAACACCGGTCCATCTCCTCGTCGAAATAATCCAGATCCTCAGTCGGGTCTCGCGCGTTTCTGCCGAGTGCGTGTTCTACCTTGTACTGGCAGAGCTCATGTGCGGCGGTTCCCTGTCTGGCGTATTCGCTTGACTGGTCTGGAACACTGGCGCATCTCTTTGCGCTCGGCGGACACTGAAGCCATCGGTGGCACGATGACGCGGAGAGCAGTGCGTGCTTGCTCATTGCAGTGCCTCCGCTTCCTTGACGAGGTCGGGATACTTCGCCGGATCGACGTCCGTCAGACTCCCTCCGCCGTATTTCTTCACCAGAGCCTTTGCCTGTTCCCGGAAGCCTGCCACCGACTTCTCTGCGAGGAGTTTTCGCACTTCCTCTTTGGTATAGGTTTTCTCAGGCTCCTTCTCCGGTGTGGCGGTAGCTTCTTCCTGCGTCGGAGCAGTGGCCTTCGGCTCTGCTGCGGGTTCCGGCTCCGAGAACGCAGCCCGGATTTCCCTTGCCGTCTTAATCAGCTCTTCTCCGCATTCTGTTAACTTCTGCCCTGTGTCGATCAGCGCGTCGAGCGTCATCGACAGTTCGCTCATCTTGCCCATGTTTGTCCTCCTTTAACATCTGCATTTCGAGTTTTCTCGCCAGCCGTCTTGACACAACGCTGATGGCGATCAGCGTATCGATCAGCTCACGCTTTTCGGCCGGTGATTTCATTTCTCTTGTTTCCTGCATGGCTGTCTGTCCTCCTTTCACCGGCTATGTAGCCAAACACCCGGATTTTCCGGTCAAATCCAAAAAAATTTTTAAGACCTGCATTTCTTCCTTATTCAAAGGCAGCGATGCAGGTCTTTTTGCGCGTTTTGAAATATTTCTTTGCCGGGACCGGAAAAATGACCGGTTTGGCTACATAGCCATCGGAAGGGATGAAAAGCCTTTCACAAATAAACGAAAGGAGTTAGTGACGATGGCTAACACAAATCAGAAGAAGCAGTACCGTCCGCTCGTTTATGTCTGCTCGCCATATTCCGGCGATACAGATAAGAACACTCAGGATGCGAGAAGGTACAGCCGCTTCGCAGTAGATGAGGGAGCAATACCGCTCACGCCGCATCTGATGCTGCCGCAATACATGAAGGAGGACAGTGAACGAGAGCTTGCGCTCTTTATGGATCTGATCTTCCTCGGGAAATGCGACGAGCTGTGGGTGTTTGGCAGCCGGGTATCCTCTGGCATGAAGACGGAGATCGACAGAGCAAGGCAGCGCAGGATGACAATCCGTTATTTCACGGAAGCGTGTGAGGAGGTGCGGGCATGACAGAAAGCGACGAGAAAATCCGCACAAACTGGATTGCTGTTACAGAATCACAGCTTCAGTCTTTAGCAGACTTGGGATTACAGCTCAAGGATTCTGAGCGGCAAAGACTCCTCGATAATCCGGCACTGGAGAAATTCATGCTGGAGTGCAGAGATGATAAGGGACATTGCGAGTTGATTTTTGAGGAAGGCATCGATCCGGAGAAAGTACCTGCACCAGCGCTGGACGGAAGAAAAGTTTATTCTTCCCGCGCCTTTGCGGGCATCTGTTTCACAACGCTTGGCAGAAAGGCGATGTTTTTCATGGAAACCTATGAATGGATTGGAGCCAGCGGCACGGTGGAAGGTGCAAGAGCTGTATTGCCGGAGTATCTTGCGGCACACGGAGATAATGAGCTTTCTGACCATGAGGACTGCGTATATCTTTCATTCTTTGCAATTCAGTATCTGCTTCACTTTAGACCGATAGAGCTGAACGAACGTAAGGAATACAGGAAAGGCATCAGAAGCAATCTGCCGCTTGCCGCGCCGTTCACGAAACCGGGAAAGGTCCGTATCTCACATTTCAAAGGAGATATTTCTAAGGTTCAGGTCAACCACAGAAATTTTACCGAATGGCATTGTCCGGCATGGGGCGTTCGAGGTCATTACCGCCATTACAGAGATGGCCGCGTTTCATATGTGAAGCCATATATCAAGGGAAAGCTGAAAGAAGAATACCAGGGCCGTGAATACGTCCTGTTCAGGGAGGATTAACTATATGGAAGTGATTTTATACACGGCGGATGTCAGAGAGGATGCCGAGAACTGCACCTATCCGCATAAGCAGGTCATCACGGATGCCGCGGGAATTGCAGAGGCAGCAAAGCATGATCAGGTGTTTGCAAAATACAAGAACAGCTATCGGAAAATCGAGAACTTCGAGGAGTCGTTCTGCATACCGCAGGATTGCGACAACGATCATTCGGAGAATCCGGATGATTGGATGACGGCGGAGAAGCTGCATGAGGAACTGAAGGATGTAGATCATGTAATTCTGCCGAGCCGCAACAACATGAAGTGGAAAGGCGAAAAGTCTCCAAGACCGAGGCTTCATATCCTGTTTCCGGTAAGGAAATATACCGACGCGGATCTTTATAACAGTGTAAAGACAGCTATTCAGAATAGATATCCGTTTCTGGACAGGAAGGCACTCAACGCAGCGCGGTTCTTTTTCGGATCGGACGTCAAGCCGGAAGATGTCATCTGGAACGAAGGCATTTGCCAGATTGATGAGATTCTCGAGGCATCGGATTTTGATGGTGACGCTGGTGCTAAGGCTGAACCGCCAATGTATACCGGAGGCTCCATCCCGGAGGGCAGCCGCAATAATACGATGTCCCATTTCGCAAGCCGGGTTCTGAAGAGGTTCGGCGATACAGAGAAGGCGCATGAAGCCTATCTGGAACGCGCCGCAAAATGTGATCCGCCGCTGCCGGATAAGGAACTCAGAACGATCTGGCGCAGCGCTTTGAAGTTTTTCAAAAGCAAGATTGAAACCAGCGAAGGATATGTCCCGCCGGATGAATATGAGGATTCGTTCGGCAGCAGCTTCCTGAAGCCGGACGATTACTCAGACATTGGCGAGGCAAAAGTCATCGCGGCGCATTGCGAGGACAAGCTTCGTTTCACAAGCGCGACGGACTTCATCGCTTTCGGCGGCGACCGCTGGTACGAGGACAAGCAGAAGTCCCTCGGCATTGTAGAAGATTTCATGGACGACCAGCTAACAGACGCAGAAGAAGCAATCCGCATCGCGGAAGAAAATCTCGTCGCCATCGGAATTCCGGAGGCGGACGTCAAGTCCAGAAGCAAAAAGCTCATGAACCAGGTGCCGGAGAAGAAAATGGGATTTCTGTTCGCGTTGATCGGTGCGGATACATATAAGAAGTTCGTCATGAAATACCGCAACTACCGGTACATTGTCAACGCGCAGAATGCGGCAAAGCCGATGCTGGCGCTGGATGTATCGGAGCTTGATTATGATCCGGAGCTTCTGAACACGCCGGATGCCACATACGACCTGACCAAGGGCCTGAACGGAAGCCATCCGCATGATCCGGATGATCTCATTACGAAAATAACCGCCTGCTCTCCGGGTGACAAGGGCATGAAGCTCTGGTTGGAGAATCTTGATTTGTTCTTCTGCAAGGATCAGGAACTCATTGATTATGTGCAGCAGATCGTCGGGATGGCGGCGGTCGGAAGAGTATATGCCGAACAGATGATCATCGCCTATGGCGGCGGCGCGAACGGAAAGTCCACCTTCTGGAACACCATCGCGAGAGTTCTCGGAAATTACTCCGGGAAGATATCCGCCGAAGCGCTGACCATGAACTGCAAACGAAACGTGAAGCCGGAAATGGCGGAGCTCAAAGGCAAGCGCCTGATTATCGCATCAGAGCTGGAAGAAGGGCAGCGCCTGAATACCGGCATGGTAAAGCAGCTCTGTAGCATTGACCCCATCGAGGCGGAAAAGAAATATAAGGACCCGTTTCATTTCGATCCTTCGCACACGCTTGTCCTGTATACCAATTACCTGCCAAAGGTTTCTGCTAATGATGACGGAACGTGGAGACGGCTGATTGTCATTCCGTTTAATGCCAAGATCAGCGGGAAAAGCGACATCAAGAACTATTCCGACTACCTGTTTGAGAACGCCGGGCCTGCCATCATGAAATGGATTATTGAAGGCGCGGGCATCGCTATCAAGAAGGGTTTTAAGATCCCGGAACCGAAGGCCGTCCGGGATGCGGTCGAGAAATACCGCGAGGACAATGACTGGCTGGGACAGTTCATTGAGGAACACTGCGATGTTGATCCATCATTCACAGAAAAGTCCGGAGACCTGTATCAGCAGTACCGCAGCGTCTGCATGCAGACAGGTGAGTTCACCAGAAGCACTTCTGATTTCTACGGCAATCTGGAGAAAGCTGGATTCCAGAGAAGGAAGACAAAGAAAGGCATTATTGTTTACGGTCTGAAGCTCAAGGAAGCGCAGGACTTTCTGGACTGATTTTCAAAAAGGTGCAGGTCGATGAACCTCTTTATATAAAAGTCCTATAAGGGCTAAAAAAAATAATTCTATATAGGGGTTTTAAGAATAGAGACTCACCGACCTGCACCCATCAATTTTTGATGGAGGTTTGAAGTGAAGGAAAAACATATAGAAGCAAAATTAGTATCCGAGGTGAAAAATCGCGGTGGCATCTGTCCGAAGTTCGTCTCGCCCGGATTTGACGGGATGCCAGACAGGCTGGTTCTTCTTCCTGATGGGAGGATGGCATTTGCCGAGATTAAAGCGCCGGGAAAGAAGCCGAGACCGTTGCAGGTTTCAAGGCATAAACTTCTCAGACGGCTTGGATACCGAGTTTACGTTATTGATGGCACGGAGCAGATTGGAGGTGTAATAGATGAAATACTCTCCACATGATTATCAGAAATATGCCGCCGACTTCATCGTCGAAAATCCCATAGCTGCAATCCTGCTTGATATGGGCATGGGCAAGAGCGTGATTACACTGACGGCGGTTTATGAGCTGATGTATGAGTTCTTCGAGGTGCAGCGGGTTCTGGTTATTGCACCTCTCCGGGTTGCAAAGAACACCTGGCCCGCAGAAATCGAAAAGTGGGATCACCTGAAAGGGCTGACCTATTCCGTCGCGGTCGGAACTCCGGCAGAGAGAATCGCGGCACTGAACGACGGAGCGGATGTCACGATTATCAACCGCGAGAACATATCCTGGCTGATTGAGGAGAGCGGCGTCCCTTGGAGCTGGGACATGGTTGTGATTGATGAGCTGTCATCCTTCAAAAACCACAAGGCTAAGCGGTTCCGATCGCTGATGAAGGCAAGGCCGAAGGTGAAACGCATCGTAGGTCTTACCGGAACGCCAAGCAGCAATGGACTTATGGATTTATTTGCGGAGTTCAAGGTTCTCGATATGGGAAAACGGCTGGGCAGATTTATCGGTCAGTACCGTGACGCCTACTTTACACCTGACAGGATGAACGGACCGATTGTTTATTCCTATGCGCTGCTTCCCGGAGCTGAGGACGAGATTTACCGGAAAATATCCGACATTACGATTTCCATGAAGTGTACCGACCATCTGCAGATGCCGGAGAAAATTATCACGCAGGCAGAAGCGGTGATGTCGGACGCCGGAACTGCGAGATACGAAAAAATGAAGAAAGAGCTGGTGCTGCAGCTGGACGAAGAGGAGATTACCGCTGCAAACGCCGCATCGCTTTCCGGTAAGCTCTGCCAGATGGCAAACGGCGCGGTGTATTCCGATGATGGGAAGATTACCCGCATTCACGACCGGAAGCTGGATGTGCTGGAGGATATTATCGAAGCCGCGAACGGGAAACCGCTGCTTGTGGCGTACTGGTTTCGGCATGATTTCGAGAGAATCACAGAGCGGCTTGCTGATAGGAAGATACCATTTGAGAAACTTGATTCCGACGACAGCATTCGCAGATGGAACCGGAAGGAAATCCCGGTCGGACTGATCCATCCGGCTTCCGCAGGACATGGGCTGAACCTGCAGGACGGCGGCAGCACGATTGTCTGGTTCGGCCTGACATGGAGTTTGGAGCTTTATCAGCAGACGAATGCAAGACTCTGGCGGCAAGGGCAGCAGTCGGATACCGTGGTCATCCAGCACATCGTTACCAAAGGCACAATTGACGGGCAGATACTGAGAGCTCTATCAGACAAGAACGATACGCAGTCGGCGCTGATCGATGCGGTGAAAGCTGTGATGTGATGGGTGATCCGTATGAGAATCTGGCCATAGCTATCATCAAATCCGCCGCGAGAGATTATCTGACAGTGCTTCGGAAGATTAAGAAAAATCCGCGGAATAAAGCGGCAATGCAGGACGCGCTTGAACTGGAGCGGTTCTTCCATTCGCAGTGGTACGGATGCTTGACGTCGGTCGACGGCAATTACCTGATTGATCGTCTACGTGAGGAGGTGAAGAATAAATGAACGCAAAGGAATATCTACGACAGTCCTACAGGCTCGACCAGAGAATCGCCTCCGATATTGAGGAAGCAAAGTACCTGCGTGAGATGGCAGGAAGTGTTTCATCTATCAGATATGACCGTGAGCGTGTTCAGGGGACAAGAAACACGGACGCGCCGTTCATGAAGTCACTTGAAAAGCTGTGGGAGCTTGAAAACAAGATATCGAAGGAGCTCGAAATGTTGTCTTCACTGAAGGAACAGATCCGGGATGTGATAGGAGCTGTCGACGACATGGATGAGCGGATGGTTCTAAAGTACCGATACATCCACAATATGACATGGGAACAGATTGGATGCGAGCTGAATGCCGACGCACGGACAATCCGCAGATGGCACGGCAACGCCCTGCAGCATGTAACGGTACCGAAGAATCCTATCATTATATGAAATGCGCCCGAAATGTCCTGCTTTGTCCTAACATGCCCACCCGGCATTTATGTTAGTATATAATCAGCGAAACAGAATAAAGAACAGCCGGATGACGGCTGAACACAAGCCTTGTGGGTATCCCGCCGCAGGGCTTTTTCTATGCAACAAAGGAGGCGGCGCTTATGCCAATGAAACCCAAGCGGCCCTGCCGCTATCCCGGATGCCCGAACCTCTGCGAGGACGGCGAACAGTACTGCCCGGAGCACAAGGCTCTGATGGAGAAGCACTACGAGACGTTCACCCGCGGCTACTCCACAGGCAAACGCTACGGACGAGCCTGGACCCGCATCCGCACGCGCTACATCCACAAGCATCCCTTGTGCGAGATGTGCCTTAAGCAGGGACGGTACGTTGCGGTCGAGGAAGTCCACCACATCGTTCCGCTCTCCGAGGGCGGCACGAACGACGAGTCGAACCTCATGAGCCTCTGCAGGTCGTGTCACGAGAAGATCCACCGTGAACGCGGCGACCGGTAGGGACGGTCGAAATCTCTACGAGACGGCCTCCCGGAAAACGGCGCGGGGTCTTCTGTGCGAAAAAAGCGAAATCAAACGGGTAATAACCCGGCTCCTTATCTATTACGCGCGTACATGAGAGAAAGGCGGTGACGAAATGCCCACAAAATCGAATAACACTGGCGGTCGCGGCGGCAGACGTCCCGGCGCTGGCCGGAAGAAAACCGCCGTCAAGGAGAAGTACGAGAACGGGAATCCGGGCGGACGAAAGCTCGAGGTGCTCGACATCCCGGACACCGAGGGCGAGGACATGCCGGAGCCGCACGAGTTCTTATCGGCCCGGCAGCATGACGGCTCCACTCTGGAGGCCGCCGACATCTACCGCGAGACCTGGGAATGGCTTGACAAGCTCGGCGTAGCCAAGGCCGTGTCGCCTCAGCTGCTGGAGCGCTACGCGATGTGCTCGGCGAGATGGATTCAGTGCGAAGAAATGACGACCAAGCTCGGATACCTCTCCAAGCATCCGACAACCGGGAAGCCTATCCCGTCGCCGTTCATCAACATCGGAATCAACTACATGAATCAGGCAAACCGCCTGTGGGACGAGATCTTCCAGATCGTGAAAGAAAACTGCTCCGCAGAGTACGGCGGCACGAATCCGCAGGACGACGTGATGGAACGCCTGCTGAGAGCGAGAAAGGGAATGTAAATGAACACGCAAAGACTTGAACAGGTGCCAATCGACAAGCTGGTGCCTTACGCCCGGAATGCCCGGACACATAGTAAAGAACAGATTGCACAGCTACGCTCCTCCCTCCGGGAGTTCGGATTCGTTTCTCCTGCTGTGATTGATAACAACTACAACATCCTCGTCGGCCACGGCAGAATCGCTGCCGCCCGCGAGGAAGGCTACAAAACCGTTCCCTGTGTATTCGCCGAGGATCTGACCGACGCGCAGAAACGCGCCTACATCCTCGCTGACAATCAGCTGGCGCTCAACGCCGGATGGGACGAAGAAATGCTGTCCGTCGAACTGGCGGATCTTCAGGAGAACGCATTTGATCTGTCTCTGCTCGGCTTTGACGACAAGGAGCTGGAGAAGCTGCTGAACGGAGAATCCGATAAGGACGTCGAGGATGACGACTTCGATCTGACCGCTGCACTGGAGAAGGCCTCCTTCGTGGAGACCGGAGATCTCTGGACAGTCGGCAGGCACAGGCTGCTGTGCGGCGATGCCACAAATCCGAAAGATGTAGATACACTCATGGACGGCAAACGCGCCAACCTCGTACTGACGGACCCGCCTTATGGCGTCTCCTTCAAAGCATCCGACGGACTCACCATCCAGAACGACAGTCTCAAGGGCGAGGAATTCTACAATTTCCTGCTCGCGGCATTCAAGAACATGGCCGATCACCTCGAAAAAGGCGGCGCGGCCTACTGCTTCCACGCCGACACCGAGGGCCTGACATTCCGCCGGGCGTTCGTCGACGCAGGCTTTCACCTTGCCGGTGTGTGTATCTGGGTAAAGAACAGCCTCGTGCTCGGTCGCTCGGACTACCAGTGGCAGCACGAGCCCGTGCTCTACGGATTCCTCCAGAACGGCAAGCACCCATGGTACGCCGGACGCGCCGAAACTACCATATGGAATTTCGACAAGCCAAAGCGCAACAATGACCATCCGACAAGCAAGCCACTGGATCTGCTCGGCTATCCGATCCAGAACTCAACGCAGGAGAACGCCATCATCATCGACACCTTCGGCGGCTCTGGCTCGACACTTATGGCCTGTGAGCAGCTGAACCGCACCTGCTACATGTGTGAGCTTGATCCGAAATACGCCTCCGTCATCCTCCGGCGCTACGTCGAGGATACCGGCGATTCCGAAAATGTGTATGTCATACGCGACGGCAAAAAGCTCCTCTATTCCGACCTTGTTAAGGAGGTCGAGCTGCCCGACGGCAAATGATTCCTTTGTGTACTAAGCACAGTTTTAAGCCCGCATAATCGGAAGAATTTCTACCTGAGAAATATCGCTTATTCGCTTGCTATTACAGCCGTTCAGAGTGATGTATAGACATGCCGAAAGGCACAGGACCTACGGCAGAAAACCACATTAAACGGAGGTAAAACACATGCGAATCAACTACAACGTAACAGGAGCACAAAGGAAGGAACTGGTCAGGGTTATCGCCGATACTACCGGCGCGAAGGCCGAGTACATGAAGATGCCGACCTGCAATTACCAGATCGACTACTTCACCGTCACCAAGGACGGTGCACTCGAGTTCGACGACATGGCGGACAGCGAGGAAGTCGAGACGGTTCTCGAAGCCATCGCAGACGCGGGATTCGAACCGGAGTCACAGGAAACAGCGGAATCGGAAGCCAAGGAAGAACCCGCAGAGGCAGACGAAACCGCGCCAGAGGCCGAGGAAACTGGCCTGACGGTCGAGATTCCGCTCGACAAGGTCGCGGTCGGAACGCTGACCAACATTCTCGAAGCCAAAGGCAGCCTGATCAAGAAGGCACTCGGGATTGACGACCTGCGGTTCGAAATCAAGGAAGACCGCATCGCATTCCCATGGTTCCCGGAACTGCCGACACCGGACGAAACCAGAGCCTACACGATGTTCATCGCCCAGCTCTGCAAGCTCTCCAAGGAACTGAAAAGAGCAAGTAGCACCGAGACGCCGGTCGCCAACGAGAAATACGCATTCCGCTGCTTCCTCCTCCGCCTCGGATTCATCGGCGCGGAATACAAGCAGGAACGCAAGATCCTGCTCCGGAACCTCGAGGGCAACTCCAGCTGGAAGAACGGCGCACCCAAGAAGGAAACCACTGAGGAAGCTACCGAGGAGGTGCAGGGATGAGGATGATCAGACCGGAACAGCTCGAACAGCTGCACAAACAATATCCGAACGGTACCCGCGTGGAGCTGGTCCAGATGGACGACATTCAGGCTCCTCCTGCCGGAACCCGCGGCACGGTCTACGGCATCGACGACACCGGAAGCATGCTGGTCCACTGGGACAACGGCAGCGGACTGAACGTCATCTACGGCGAAGACATTGTGCGGAAGGTGGTGGACTGACATGGATGAGAAAATCAAGGAGCAGATCCTCTCGATCCGCGACACCGGCCTTTGCAATATGTTCGACCTGCCCTACGTGCAGCGGCTGGCCTTTGACCGGAACTACTACGAGCTGGTGCTTTTCATCGAAAAACACAGGAAAGAATATGTGCATTTCATCATGACCGGTGAAACGAAAGAATCCTGATTCTGGACACAGATATTTATCAATTTATCTGGCCAAATTGACTTGCTATATGTGCCGAACAGAGTGATATATACACATGCCGAAAGGCACAGAAAACCAAGCAAACAAGCGAAAATCAGGAGGAACACACGATGAAAAAGAACACCTACTTCGAGCAGATGAGAGACACCGCAATCGCCTACAACGAGGCACAGGCCATCCGCGAAAAGGACCGCGAAGCCATGAAGGAAGCCGACGACTGGGACGGCGTGAAAGCCTTTGACGAACGCGAAAAGAAGGAGTTCCCTTACCCCTTCACCGCCGGACAGAACAAGGCGCTCTGCGAATACGACCGGAGCCTTCGGAACGGCGCGGACGCATTCGAGGTCGACGATCTCCCTTGGGATTACGAGCTCAGCGACTTCGTTGACACGCTCCGCAAAGCCGGAATCACCGCGATTGTGGTAACCGATGAGAGCACCGGCCTGATGGACGGCATCTACGGACTGACAAGCCTCGGCTGCAAGATGACCGGGCTCAAGACAGTCACGAGAGCCGACGACCACCGCTTCGGTTCGAAAGAGCCGGAACGCAAAAACGGCATCGAATTCCAGTTGTAAACTACACAATCCGGCCTCCCGGATTAACCCGAAAAATTGTCACATATATTCCTCGAAATGACTTGCTATCAAAGCTGATCAGAGTGATATATGTACACACCGAAAGGGAAAACCAGAGCAAACGGAGGACAAGACAATGTGGGAAAAAGGATCACTGCTCATCGAAGGAACGGTCGTTAAATATTGGGTGAAGCATTACCCGGAACCTTCCGAGGACTACGGAATCGATGGCGGACGCATTTCCAAGATGGAGCTTCGCGTCGACGGCAAGGTAACACTCAACTACGATCGCGGATGGGACATCGAGCCCGAGGACGAAGCCAGCCAGCTCGCCTACGCGGTGCTCATGAAGCAGTACAACTAAGCAACACCTGAATTTGAATATTCCGAAAGCAGAGCCTTGACGGGCTCTCGCTCTCGTACCGATAGAAACCGCAGCGATGCGGTTATTTTTATGCCATTAGGAAGGAGGAATGCTCCATGGCAATGCGAAAGCTGAAGAAATACAAGGTCACGCGCTTTATGGAGAAAACCTCCCATTATGATCAGAATCTTGCTGATTACGCCTGCCTCTTTATCGAGCAGCTCTGCCACACCAAAGGCACATGGGCGGGAAAGCCGTTCGAGCTGATCGACTGGCAGGAGCAGATCGTGCGCGATCTGTTCGGCGTGATCAAGGAGAACGGCTACCGGCAATTCAACACCGCCTACGTGGAGATCCCAAAGAAACAAGGCAAGAGTGAGCTTGCCGCGGCAATCGCGCTGCTGCTCACCTGCGGCGATGGTGAGGAACGCGCTGAAGTCTACGGCTGTGCTGCTGACCGGAATCAGGCAAAGATCGTCTTTGACGTGGCGGTCGATATGGTGCGCTTCTGCCCGGCACTCAGTAAGCGCGTGAAGATTCTCGAATCGCAGAAGCGGCTCGAATACCTTCCGACGCACAGCTTCTACCAGGTGCTCTCCGCCGACGTCGCAAACAAGCACGGATTCAATACGCATGGCGTGATCTTTGACGAGCTGCACACGCAGCCGAACCGGGAGCTGTTTGACGTCATGACAAAAGGAAGCGGCGATGCTCGGATGCAGCCGCTGTTCTTCCTGATCACGACCGCCGGAAACGACACGAACTCGATCTGCTATGAGCAGCACCAGAAGGCGCTTGACATCATGAACGGGCGCAAGCATGATCCGACTTTCTACCCGGTTATCTTCGGTGCCGATGAATCCGAGGACTGGACGGACCCGAAGGTCTGGAAGAAAGCCAATCCGAGCCTCGGCATCACGGTCGGCATCGACAAGGTCAAGGCCGCGTGTGAGTCGGCAAAGCAGAATCCCGGCGAAGAGAACGCATTCCGGCAGCTTCGCCTGAACCAGTGGGTGAAACAGTCTGTCAGGTGGATGCCAATGGACAAATGGGATGCCTGCGCATTCCCGGTGGATGAGGACGATTTGGAAGGCCGCGTCTGCTACGGCGGACTCGACCTGTCATCCACGACGGATATTACAGCGTTCGTGCTGGTCTTCCCGCCGCAGGATGAGGACGACAAATATGTGGTTCTCCCATACTTCTGGGTGCCGGAGGGCACATTGGATTTGCGCGTCCGGCGCGATCACGTTCCCTACGACCTCTGGCAGAAACAAGGCGTCCTCGAAACGACCGAGGGCAATGTCATCCACTACGGATACATCGAAAAGTTCATCGAGAACCTCGGCGAACGGTTCAACATCCGCGAGATCGCATTCGACCGCTGGGGAGCCGTCCAGATGGTGCAGAATCTCGAGGGCATGGGCTTCACCGTCGTTCCCTTCGGACAGGGCTTCAAGGACATGTCTCCGCCGACCAAGGAGCTGATGAAGCTGGTCTTGGAGAAACGAATAGCACATGGAGGCCATCCGGTGCTCCGCTGGATGATGGACAACATCTTCATCCGAACCGATCCGGCGGGCAACATTAAGGCCGACAAGGAGAAATCCACGGAGAAGATCGACGGCGCAATCGCCACGATCATGGCGCTCGACCGGGCAATACGAATGGGCAATGATAACACCGCTTCTGTCTATGACAGCCGCGGAATTCTTTTTATCTGAGGTACAAATGCATGTTTTTGATAGCAATCATGGGCTTCCTGCTTCTGCGGGAGGCCCTTAATCAAATGGAGGACTTGATATGAGCATTTTCAACAGATGGTTCAGAGGACGAGACGCTCCCAAAGATTCAACCGCCGGGAGTAGTTACCGCTTCTTCTTCGGAGGCACCACTTCCGGCAAAGCTGTGACGGAACGCTCCGCCATGCAGATGACGGCGGTCTACTCGTGCGTGCGAATCCTCTCGGAAGCAATCGCGGGCCTGCCGCTGCACTTGTATCGCTACACCGATAACGGCTCGAAGGAGAAAGCCATTGACCATCCGCTTTATGAGCTGCTGCACGACGAGCCGAATCCGGAGATGACGAGCTTCGTGTTCCGCGAGACGCTCATGACGCACCTGCTCCTCTGGGGCAATGCCTACGCGCAGATCATCCGCAACGGCAAAGGCGAAGTCGTGGCTCTCTACCCGCTGATGCCAAACCGCATGACGGTCGACCGCGACGAAAACGGCCAGCTTTATTACGAATACCAGACCTCGACCGATGAGGCGCACACGATGAACGGCAGTCTGGTAAGGCTGTCTCCGATGGATGTGCTGCATATTCCCGGTCTCGGCTTCGACGGCTTAGTCGGCTACTCGCCGATTGCGATGGCCAAGAACGCCATAGGGCTTGCCATTGCCACCGAGGAGTACGGCAGTAAGTTCTTTGCCAATGGCGCGACGCCGGGCGGCATTCTGGAGCATCCCGGCGTGGTCAAAGATCCGGAGCGAGTCCGTGAAAGCTGGAACTCAGCCTTCGGCGGCTCTGCCAATTCCAACAAGGTCGCAGTGCTCGAAGAAGGCATGAAATACACGCCAATCAGCATCAGCCCGGAGCAGGCGCAGTTCCTTGAGACGCGCAAGTTCCAGATAGACGAGATCGCGAGAATATTCCGTATCCCGCCGCACATGATCGGTGACCTCGATAAATCGAGCTACTCGAATATCGAGCAGCAGTCGCTGGAATTCGTAAAGTACACGCTCGACCCGTGGGTATCCCGCTGGGAACAGTCGATGCGCAGAGCACTGCTCCGTCCCGAGGAGAAGAAGGACTACTTCTTCAAGTTCAACGTGGACGGTCTGCTCAGAGGCGACTATCAGAGCCGCATGAACGGCTACGCCACTGCAAGGCAGAACGGATGGATGTCGGCAAACGACATACGCGAGCTTGAAAATCTCGACCGCATTCCGGAGAACAAGGGCGGCGACCTGTATCTCATCAACGGCAACATGACCAAGCTCGAGGATGCCGGAATCTTCGCAGCATCAGCTTCAACAGAAACGGAGGAACAGCCTGATGAAACGCAGGAAGAACAGACAGAATCACAGGAACAATCGGAGTCTGATAATCGGCTCCGGGAAAGGAGGAAGTCCCTATGACAAGAAAATTCTGGCGATGGACCAGAAACGAAACGCCGGACAGCTTCGGTTCAGACCGAACGCTCTACCTCGACGGGGAAATATCCGATGAAACCTGGTACGGCGACGAAATTACGCCGCAGGCATTCAAGGACGAGCTGAACTCCGGCGAAGGCAACATCACGCTCTGGATCAACAGTCCCGGCGGCGACGTCTTTGCGGCGGCGCAGATCTACAACATGCTGATGGACTACCCGTATGACGTGACCGTCAAGATTGACGCGCTCGCTGCATCGGCGGCAAGCGTTATCGCAATGGCCGGAACCAAGGTCTGCATGAGCCCTGTCGCGATGCTGATGGTGCATAATCCCGCGACCATCGCGATCGGCGATTCGGAAGAAATGCAGAAGGCCATCGACATGCTCTCCGAGGTTAAGGAGTCGATCATGAACGCCTATGAGATCAAGTCCGGACTGTCCCGGAACAAGATCAGCAAGCTCATGGACGCTGAGACCTGGATGAACGCGAAGGAAGCCAAGAAGCTGGGATTCGCCGACGAGATACTGTTCGCAGACGGCGCAGAGCCGGATAGCGACGACATCAAGGAGCCTGACGACGATACGGAAATTGAGATGCTTTTCTCCCGGAAAGCTGTCACCGACTCCCTGCTCTCAAAGCTGATACCGAAACGCAAAGGTGAAAAGAAAACAGCGACCGTGAAGGCCGCAGACCTTGAGAAGCGGCTGTCGCTTCTCAGCCACTAATGAATGGAAGAAATTATTATGACCAAGATTATGGAACTCATGGACAGACGCGCCAAGGCGTGGGACGCAGCTAAGAACTTTCTCGACACCCACTCCGATAACGGCGGCAACGTATCCGCGGAGGACGCGGCCACCTACGACAAGATGGAAAAGGAAGTCACCGACCTGACGCACGACATCGAGCGCCTGCAGCGTCAGGAGCAGATCGACAAGATGCTCTCCGCGCCGACTTCCGCACCGCTCACCGGCAAGCCGGGAGCCAAGGACGAGCCGGACGACAAGCCGGGCATCGGCAGCAAGGCGTACAAGACTGCCTTCTGGGATTCTATCCGCAAGCGCAACTGGTACGACGTGCAGAACGTTCTGGAGGTCGGCACCGACGCGAACGGCGGTTATCTCGTGCCGGACGAATACGAGAAGACGCTCGTGCAGGCGCTGACCGACGAGAACTTCTTCCGCTCTCTGGCGCACGTCATCCAGACCGACAGCGGAACGCACACCATCCCGATTGTCGCTTCCCACGGCACCGCTTCATGGATGGAGGAAAACGGGCTCTATCCGGAATCCGACGACACCTTCGACCAGATCACGCTTTCCGCGTACAAGCTGGGAACGGCGATCAAGGTATCCGAGGAGCTGATGAACGATTCGGTCTTCGACCTGCAGTCCTACATCTCCACGGAGTTCGCGAGACGCATCGGCGCTGCCGAGGAGGAGGCGTTCCTTGTGGGTGACGGCCAGAAGAAGCCTGAAGGCGTCTTCACCAAGGTCAAGGCGACCGAAGGCGCGACTACGGAAATCGCCAACACGAACATCACCTTCGACGAGATCATGGACGTGTTCCACTCCCTGAGAAGCGTGTACCGCAACCGCGCGGTCTGGATTCTCAACGACTCCACCGTCAAGGCGCTGCGCAAGATCAAGGACGGCAACGGAAACTACATCTGGCAGCCGTCTGTTATAGCCGGTCAGCCGGATACGATTCTCAACCGTCCGTACCGCACTTCGATTTACGCGCCGGAGCTTGCGGCTGGCAATGTTCCGATCCTGTTCGGAGACTTCAGCTACTACTGGATCGCCGACCGTCAGGGACGCAGCTTCAAGCGCCTGTCCGAGCTTTACGCGGCGAACGGGCAGATCGGATTCCTCGCGTCCGAGCGCGTGGACGGCAAGCTGATCCTGCCGGAAGCCGTCAGAGGTCTTTCCGTCAAGGCGGCGGGCTGATTGATTTTGCTTTGTTGTAGGCGGGCATCCATTACGGGTGTCCGCTTCACTTTTATTGGAGGTGTCCCATGGAAGTAACGCTTGAGGAAGCAAAAACCTATCTGCGAGTCAGTTTTTCCGATGAGGACGAGCTGATCCAGAATCTCATAACGTCGGCCACCGCAGCCGTGCAGGACATCGCAAGATACAGCGACGAGGAATGGGAAGCCAGCGAGGAGAAAATCCTCATCCGCATGCGCATCGCCATCCTCTACACCGTGGCGTACCTGTACGAGCACCGCGAGGGCGCCGACCACAACCAGCTGAACCTGACGCTCCGGGCGCTTCTGTTCGGCATACGCAAGGAGGGATTCTGATGAAGATCGCCAGCATGCGCGTGCCGGTCACATTCCAGAAGAACACGGTCACATCGGACAAGTACGGCAACCACACCGCGACCTGGACGGATTACTTCAAGTGCTGGGCGACGGTCGGCACAGACTCCTACGGCTCGGAGACCTCCGGCGAGGTCGTCAACCCGGAGGAATCGCTGAACTTCACATGCCGCTGGTGTTCTGAGCTTGCCGAGGTCGTCTCCACCAAGTACCGGATTCTCGCGGAAGGCAAAACGTACAACATCACCTATGTGAACCCGATGGGCTATAAGAAGAATTCCATCAAATTCAACTGCGCATTGGAGAAAACGACATGAACGAGAAGGTATCAATCGACGGCCTGCGCGACGCTGTGATGAAAGGCCTGCGGGAGTACGCCGACCTTGCCGCGGACGATATGAAGGACGCGGTCAGGGACACCGCAAAATCCGTCCGCAAGGACATACAGGCAAACGTTCCTGTGCGTACCGGCAAGTACAAGAAGTCGTGGTCGGTCAAGACAGTCAGCGAAAGCGCGGACTCCCTCGACATGGTGGTGCATTCCCGGAACCGCTACCAGATTGCGCATCTGCTGGAGCATGGCCACGCCAAGCGCGGCGGAGGCAGAGTCGCTGCAAGACCGCATATCGCACCTGCCGAGCAGGCAGGCAACGAGAAGCTGGTGCGCGAAATCCAGCAGAAGCTGAAAGGATGACGCCCATGAGCTACGACGAAGTTGTAACCATGCTCGAGGAAGCCGGACTTCCCGTCGCCTACGACCACTTCGCCGAGGGCGAGTCTCCAGACCCGCCGTTCATCTGCTTTCTGTTTCCGGGAACGGACAACATGTTCGCGGACAACGTGGTCTGGCAGAAGGTCGACGAGCTGAACATCGAGCTTTATACAGACAAAAAGGACCCGGACATCGAATCGAAAATCGAATCCATCCTGACCGCGCATGAGCTTCCCTATGAGAAGTCGGAGGTCTGGATCGAGGACGAAAAGATGTACGAGGTGCTTTACCAGACACAGATTATTGGAGGTTAAAGAATATGGCTACTACCAAGAAGAACAAGGTCAAGTTCGGCCTGAAGAACTGCCACTACGCCATCGCGACGCTCGCCGAGGACGGCACCGTGACATTCGGCACGCCTGTGGCGATGCCCGGCGCGGTCAGCCTTTCGCTTGACGCCGAGGGCGACAACGAGCCGTTCTACGCCGACGACACGGTTTACTACATGGTGTCGAACAACAACGGGTACTCCGGCGACTTCGAGCTGGCGCTCATTCCGGAGAGCTTCCTCACGGACGTGATGCACGAGACCGAGGACGCGAACGGCGTGATTGCAGAGAACAAGGATGTGGAGCCGGAGCATTTCGCGCTGCTGTTCGAGTTTTCCGGCGACCAGAGGAAGATCCGCCACTGCATGTACTACTGCTCCGCGACAAGGCCGTCCGTTTCCGGTCAGACCAAGGAGGACTCTACCGAGGTACAGACCGACACCCTTTCCATCACGGTTTCTCCGCTTCCGTCAGGCCTTGTGAAGGTCAAGACCGGCTCGAACACATCCGAGTCTGTTTACAACGCCTGGTACGACAAGGTCTACGAGCCGAGCGACACCGCAGCAGGCTCTGGCACTTCGTCCGGCGCAAAGGCAAGTACGAGCTACAGCACTGAGGAGGAGTAAGCGATGGCAGTGACAAAGACAATAGAAATTGACGGGCAGCCGGTGACTTTCAGAGCGTCGGCTGCGATACCGCGTCTGTACCGGAACAAGTTCCACAGGGACATCTACCGGGATCTGAATGAGCTGCAGAAAGGCATCAGCGAGAACGATTCGGAAAGCTCGAATCTGGACACCTTCTCGCTGGAGCTTTTCGAGAACATCGCGTGGCTGATGGCAAAGCACGCCGACAAGGACGTGCCGGATACGCCGGAGGAATGGCTCGACAGCTTCAACACATTCTCGATTTACGAGGTTCTCCCGCAGATTATCGAGCTGTGGGGAATCAACACGGAGCAGCAGGTTTCCGCTAAAAAAAACCTCACGCGACAGAGCGGGAAATGACAACCCCGCTCTTTCTTTTGCGCTGCGTGCAGATCGGACTTCATATCTCGGAGCTTGACCTGCTGACCATCGGCACTGTCAACGACATGTACGCGGAGATGAGCAACGACGACTGGGACTACCCGGAAATCGCGACGCAGGAAATGATGGACAGATTTTAATGGGAAGGAGGAATCCGCATGGCGAACAGAATAAAAGGCATCACTGTCGAAATCGGCGGCGACACCACCAAGCTGACCGAATCGCTCAAATCGGTCGACAAACAGATATCGAATACGCAGAAAAGCCTGCGGGACGTGAACAAGCTCTTGAAGCTCGATCCCGGCAACACGGAACTCCTCTCCCAGAAGCAGAAAGGGCTCCAGACAGAAATCGTCGCTACCAAGGAGCGTCTCGAAGCGCTCAAGGAAGCGGCGAAGCAGGCTGATCAGGCGCTTGCCAACGGCGACATGAGCCAGTCGCAATACGACGCGCTTCAGCGCGAAATCGTCGAGACCGAGCAGGATCTCAAGAGCCTGACCAAAGAATACGAGAACTTCGGCTCCGTCTCCGCGCAGAAAATCGCGGCGGCTGGCGAGAAGGTCAAATCCGTCGGCGAATCGCTCTCGAGCGCCGGGACGAAAATGACGATGGGCTTCACCGCTCCCGTCGTAGCCGGAGCAACTGCCGCCGTCACCGCTTACGGCGATGTGGACAAGCAGTTCAACCTCGTCAAGCAGACAATGGGCGACACGGCAAACTCCGCAGAGGATTTCGAGGGACTCTGGGACCAGATCGGCACCTCTGCGAAGAACTCGGTTTACGGCATGCAGGACGCAGCCGACGCGACACTGAACTTCGCCCGTCAGGGCTTCACCGCAAAGGAAGCAACTGACATGCTGACGCCTGCCATGAACCTCGCCGCCGGTACCGGAACTGACCTGTCGGAAGTGACGAGCGGTCTCGGAAATTCTATGAAGATGTTCGGCGCAGATTCTTCGGAAGCTGCAAACTATGCGGACGTTCTCGCCAAGGCGCAGGCGCAGGCGAACACCACAACCTCAGAGCTTTTTGAAGCCATGTCCGTCGCAGGCCCTATCTGCAAAACCGTCGGATGGGACGTGAAGGACCTCGCGACGATTACCGATGTATTCGGCAACGCGGGCATCAGCGGTTCTGAGGGCGCGAACGCTCTGAAAACAGGACTCGCGCGTCTCGCTTCTCCCGCCAAGGAAGGCGCGACCGCAATGGATCAGCTCGGCCTTTCTACCGGACAGACTTACGCCATCTTCAACGAAAATGGCACGCTCAAGGACATGCCGACCGTGCTGGCGAACCTGAACTCCGCCTTCTCCGGGCTGACCGATCAGGAGAAGCTCGAGGCAGCGGCTAATATCTTCGGCAAGAACCAGATGAGTAAGTGGCTCACCCTGATCCAGACATCGCCCTCGGAAGTAAGTTCCTTGCGCAACGCGCTTGACGACTGCGGCGGCTCGGCGGAGAACATGTCGAACGCCCTGATGTCGGGTACCGGCGGCACGATCGAGCAGCTCAAATCCACCTTCGATGTGCTGACCGTCACCATCGGTCAGGCGGTCGCTCCCGCGTTCCAGAGCCTGATGGAGAAGATCATCGACGTGATGAACGCCATCATGGACATGGACCCTGCGACGCAGAAAATGATCCTGACCATCACGGCAATCGTCGCGGCCATCGGTCCTGTGCTGATTGTCGTCGGCAAGATGGCGACCGGAGTCGGAGCGCTGATGACGCTCGCGCCGAAGATCGTGTCCGCAATCAATGTGGTCAAGGGCGGCATGGCGGCTTTGAACGGCGTGATGGCGGCAAATCCTATCGGGTTGATTATTACAGCAATCGGACTGCTCGTCGCGGCGTTCATCTATCTGTGGAACAACTGCGAGAGCTTCAGAAACTTCTGGATTAATCTCTGGGACAACATCAAGGAAGTCGCGATAACCGTCTGGACGGCGATCAAGGACTTTTTCACGACCATATGGACAGCCATCAGCGGTGTATTTACCTCCGCGGTGAACGGCATCAGCAGCTTCCTCTCCGGCGCGTGGAACGGAATCCAGTCCGTCGTCACAACCGTGATGAATGCCATCAGCACGGTGATTCAGACCGTGTGGAACGGCATAAAGACATTCTTCACGATGATATTTACGGCGATTCAGACTGTAGTAACGACTTATTTCAACATCTACAAGACTGTCATCACCACAGTTCTCACAGCTATTCAGACCGTAGTGACAACAATATGGAACGCGATAAAGACGGTGATTTCTACCGTCTGCACCGCCATACAGACTGTCGTCACCACAATCTGGAATGCAATTAAGACCGCGATTACGACTGTGGTGAATGGCATCAAGACCGCTGTCACGACCGCGTGGAACGGGATAAAGACGGTGACCTCGACCGTGTTCAACGGGATAAAGTCAGTCGCTACGAGTGTATGGAACGGCATAAAGTCTGCTGTGATGAGCGTCGTGAACGCGATGAAGTCCGGGATCACATCCGCATTCAACGCGATTAAAAGCACGATCAGCGGAATCCTGAACGGCATCAAGTCGACGTTTACGAGCGTGTTCAATAACATATGGAGTTTTGTCTCCGGCGTCGTGAACAAGCTGAAAGGTGTGTTCAACTTTAAGTGGAGCCTGCCGAAAATCAAGCTCCCGCATTTCTCGGTTTCCGGCTCGTTCAGCCTGAATCCGCCGAGCATTCCGCATTTCTCCGTCTCCTGGTACAAGAAGGCGATGGACGGCGGCATGATCCTCAAGGACGCGACGATCTTCGGACAGTCCGGAGGCACGCTCCTCGGCGGAGGCGAAGCAGGCGATGAAGCCGTAGTCGGCGTGAACAGCCTCAAAAACATGATCCGCGACGCCGTCAGCGAGACCGCCGGATACTCCGGCCCGCTCATCAACATCGAAACCATGAGCGTCCGCAGCGACGACGATATCCGGAAGATTTCTCAGCAGCTCAACACCCTGCTTGTCGGCAGCAGACGCGCGAAAGGATCGGTGATCTAATGGGATTCAAATTCAACGGGAAAACGAGCCAGAGCTTCGGCTTGGCCACCAGAATGACAAAAGAAAACCGCATGCCGGACTTCACCAACAACACGATCACCGTTCCCGGACGCGAAGGAGTGTTCGACTTCGGAGAAACCATCGGCGAGCGCAAGATCGAAATATCCTGCTTCATCCCTCCCGGCAAATCCGACGAGGACTTCCTTGCCCGCAAGGACGAGATCATCGCGTGGCTCAATCCGGACATCGGACTGTGCGACCTGATTCTCGACAAGGAGCCGAACCGCGTCTACCGGGCAAGGCTCGAGAGCGGGTTCTCATTCGACAAGGTCGTGCGGAACTCCTCCACATTTGACCTGACGTTTCTCTGTCCAGATCCATACGCCTACGCGGAAAACGACGAGACGTTCGAGATTACAGAAGCCGGGACATTTTCGCTGAACCGGACGCTCGGCAACGCGGACTCCCTGCCGGTTTATTCCCTTGTAGCGGATCTCGCCAAGGGCAAAAACGCGGTCATCACAACGAATGGCAAGAGTCTCAAGATTGACGGCGTTCTCAACGAAGATGAGGTTCTGGTTATCGACTCCTCGCTCATGACGGCAAAAGTAACTGATGCGGACGGCAATACGCTCCGCAACGGCCTGCCGCTGCTGGAAAGTCTCGACTTCCCGGCGCTCAAGGTCGGCGCGAACACGATAACCATCGAAGCCGACAGCACAACCGAAGTTACCGTGCAGACGCTGAATACGCAGGACAAGTTCACCGGGCAGGTTCCCGCATCATGGGGAGCGGACGGCCTGTGGCGGTTCAACGAATCCGCGCCGGACTCGGACACATGCCTTGCGGATTCATCAGGAAAAGATAGGAAGGCATCTATCAGCGGATGGAGCGGAACCACCGCTTCATTGCAGGCGGGACATCTCGGCAGGTCTTTCCGCATGAATATCAACAACCCGACCAGCGAGAAAACCTATCTCAAGGTTTCAAACGACGGAACGATGTTTTCCTCGATTGGAAAGACAATAGCGGTTGGCGGATGGTTCATGCCCACGACCTACTCAGTCGGAAACACGTTCTGCCCGCTGCTCAACACCCGTCAGGGAAGCGGCAACCCGATATTCTACCTGTCGCTGCATTCCGGCAAGCCGCGCCTGATGCTGTACAACTCGTCAGGAACACTGATCCTCGATCAGGACTTTACGCCGTCGTTCACGCTCACCAACGGACTGTGGTACTTTATCGCGGCGGTGATAAAACCGGACGACAAGACCGCGCAGTATGTGCTTGGCAGCAGAAGTTCCGGCGAGGTATGGGTATCCGACGCGGTCAGCTTCACGGGAGAACTCAACCGCTCCTGCACAGCAGACCTCATCTGGGGAATGCACGCTGACACCTACTGGTACGCCGGGAATTTCGACGACTGGTTCCTCAGCTGCGATTCCAGCCTGACTGCAGATGACATCGCGCTCTGGTTTCAGGAATCCCTCACTTGCAACGCCGCGGATTCCACGGCAGATGTCGACGGGCTGACGACAGAAAATGCGGTCACACTCAAGGCCTCAAGCGGAGCCTACGCGACAAGCGGATATTTCACGACCGCCGCAGTGGAATACGGGATAACCGGGAAATGCTACGTCACTCTGACAGCCGATACACCAACAGGAACAAGCGTGACGGTCGAGACTTCCACATCGGACGATTTCACGACATGGAATAACTGGACGGCGCTTGGTGCAGACAACACCGTGCAGTCGGATTCCGCAAAGTACATCAAGTTCCGGCTGACGCTTGCCACAGCGGATTCATCGGCAACGCCAACGGTAAAAAGCATCGCATTGTCGACGCCCGGCGAATCCGCATTCAAGAAACTGACGATACAGGCCCGCAGCAGATGGAGGTGATTGCATGGCGGACAAGAAATTACTGACCGTTCTCGATCTGAACGGCAACGCGGAAGCCGTACTTGAGAACGCCTATGACGTGATCATCACGGGCGAGATCAACGGCATCGACACGCTCGAGTTCAACCTGCCCTTCCGGGACGAGAAGCGCAAGTATCTGGAGAACGAGAAGCAGGTCAAGGTCGGCGATGACACCTACCGCATTCGGACGATTACGGACGAGAAAAACGAACAGGGAACGGCGATTACCTCGGTGTATGCCGAGGCTGCCTTCTATGACCTTGGATTCTCGACCAAGAAAGCCGAGATCACCTTCAACGCGGATACCGCTGACGTGCCGATGGCGTACGCACTGCAGGACACCGGCTGGACGGTCGGAACCGTCAATAAGCGCACCAAGCGTACATGGACTTGTCAGGAGAAGAACGCTCTGGCGATTCTGCGGAAAGTGCAGGACCTGCATGGCGGCGATCTGATTTTCGACAACGCCAACAAGACCGTGAGCCTGCTGACGTTCAGCGGCACGGACTCCGGAGCGCTGTTCTGCTACAAGAAGAACATGAAGTCCATCAAGCGCGTGATCGACACGCAGAGCCTTATCACCCGGCTCTATGCCTACGGCAAGGACGGCATGACGTTCGCGTCCATCAACGACGGCAAGGAATATGTGGAGGACACGACCTACACGAACGAGATAAGAGTTTCTACTCTGGATTGCTCGAACTTCACGAATCCGTATCAGATGCTGGAGTACGCCGAGATGCGGCTTGCGGATTACGCCGCGCCGAGGATTTCCTATGTGCTGAACGCGATGGATTTGTCTGTGCTGACAGGCTATGAACACGAAAGCTGGAAGCTCGGCGACATCGTGACGGTAAAAGACGATGAACTGAACATCAGCGTCAAGACGCGCATCGTCCGCCGGGAATACAACCTGCTCGAGCCGTGGAATACTGTTCTGGAGCTGTCCACCACACTCAGGGAACTCGGCGACTCCTCCTCGCAGTGGGACGCCACAGCGGACATGCTCTCCGGCGCTGACCTCGTCGACAGCCAGGAGATGAAAGACCTCGTGCCGTTCAACCACCTGCGCAATTCCCGCGCGGATTCAGGTCTCAACTACTGGGAGAACTCCGGTTTTGAAGTCGATACTGAAAACGGCGTATCCGGCACGGCATCCTTCAAGTGCGAAGGAGCGCTCAATACGACGAAAAGCCTGACGCAGACCGTCACTCCGGCAAACCGCGACAGCTACACCTTCTCCTGCCAGATCGCGTCCGATGATCTCAAGATGGGCGACAACGGACAGGTCGGCGTAGAGGTGACCTTCGAGTATGAGGACGGCACGACCGAGACGCGGTTCATCGATCTGATTTAAGGAGGCTGCTATGGCGAGTTTTACTCATGTTGCACAAGCGGTCAGCCCTCAGAACGGGCGAGTCAAGAAGATCCGCATTCGCGTCTGCGTGAC